ACCAAGAACTATAAAAATTGGTGACGTCTGGGTTAACTATGATGCCTTTGAACCTTACAACCAAATACTTGCATTAGTAGGAGATATAGGAGATCACCAAGAATTAATGGGTGAAGAATGGGCTGAAGATAGATTAGCTAAATTAGCAATGGCATTAGCTGGTACTGCTACAAGTAAATCTTACTTAGCTGGTATGCAATCATTTGTTGATTTGTTTTCTGGACAACCCGGACAACAGTCAAGAATTGTTGCTTCTCTTATGAATAACACAGTTCCTTTATCTGGTCTTAGAAATGAGATAGGTAAAGTACTAACACCATATACAAGAGAACTAGGTTCTGATATTAATAGCTCTATTAGAAATAGAAACTTAATTACTGAAAATATTGCAGGAGAACAACTACCTATTAAATACGACATCTTAACTGGTAAACCGATTAAAGATCATATTTTCCCTGTAAGAATGTTTAATGCTATTTCACCTGTGAACTTTAACTTAGATTATTCACGTGGAAGAGAGATGTTATTTAACAGTGGTTATGACATGAGAACTTCTACATATTCAGCTCCAGATGGAACAGATTTATCTGACAGTCCAAAGATTAGATCCATGTTTCAAAAAGCAATAGGCGATCAAAACCTATTAGCTAAGTTTGATGCAATGGCAGATGATCCAACAATGCAGACATCTATTGCTGAAATGGAATGGCATAAAAAGAATGGTATGAAAGATGTCGAACCTAAATCATTCCCACACTACAAACGAATTAAGAGAGAGTTTGACCGAGCTAAAAAAAGAGCTTGGGCAAAAATTAAAAATGAAAACGACGTTCAAAAACTTATTCGAGAAGAAAGAGAACAAACTTTAAAAAATAGAAAAGCAAACAGAGGCACGATAGACGCAATCTTAGAACTGCCTAAATAAAATCCACCGCCAATTTAAACGCTTAGAAAACAAATGGCGACAACTGAAGAATACAAAAATGGTGGGAGTGCATCCTACTCATTTTCAATTGAATATATAAAGGCAGAGGATATAAAAGTCAAAGTAGATGGTACAGCATTAACCTATACAGCGACTAATCCTCCTGCACAGACAACTGAATACACAGTCAATGGTTCTAACGTAATATTTAAGCAAGCTTCTGTATCAGGTTCTACTAATGGTGGAGTCCGTATATATAGACAAACTGAATTAGGAAATTCTGACTCAGTAACTTTCCAAGCTGGTTCCGCTATCAGAGCTTCCGACTTAAATGCAAACCATAAATTAGTTAAATTTTCTGCTCAAGAAAAAAACGATCAAAAAGTAACCGAAGATGACATCATAGATGGAGCGGTAACTTCTGCAAAAATAAGAGACAATACTATTGTCAATGCTGACATTAATGCAAGTGCAGCAATAGATAATAGTAAAATTGCTGATGGTCTACTTAAGTCTGGTTTAACTGTTAACTCAGCTAACATAGTAGACGGATCTATTGTTGACGCAGATGTAAATGCAAGTGCAAATATCCAAGGTTCTAAATTAGCAAACGATAGTGTAGCTCTTACTAAATTAGGTGGAGGTACATTACCTAGTGACATCACAGTAACCAGTACCAATATTCAAAATGGAACTATTGTTGATGAAGACATCCAAACTGGAACTTTAGACAATAGATACTACACAGAGACTGAACTAAACAACGGTCAACTAGATAATCAATATTACACAGAAAGCGAATTAAACGCTGGACAATTAGATACTAGATACTACACCGAAACTGAATTAGATAATGGTGTTTTAGATCCTAGATACTACACAGAAACTGAACTTAATAGTGGTCAATTAAATAACCTCTATTACACAGAAACTGAGTTAGACGGCGGTCAATTAGACAATAGATATTTTACTGAAACTGAATCTGATGCAAGATATTTCAGACAAGATAATAGTGAAACTATTTTTAGTGGAGATGCTTGGTCAGCTAGTGATTCTAGAGTAGCAACTACAAGTGCTATAGATTTACGTATTATCGACCTTGTTGATGACGTAGGTGGATTTACACCAATAGCAAATGAAACCAGTTTTCCTACAGCTAACCCTGATGTAAATAATGGAACTGGAACTATTGTTTCTGTTAAAGCAGCTTCAACAGATTTAACACCAAGTTCTGGAACAGTCCAAATTGCAAACGGAGCTGGTACTGGCAATACCGTTACAATAACTGGAGTTACATCTACCATACCTTCGGGCTATGGATTCTTGGTAGAAACAACTACTACTCTCCATACTTATACATTCCATAGATTAGTTCCTAAAGCTACAGAAGTTTCAACTGTTGCAGCAAACGCAGTAAACATTGCTGCTGCTGGAGCTAACGTTACAGATATACATAACTTTGCTGATCTTTATCAGATAAGCACTTCAGCACCTACACAAAGAGCTGACGGTAGTAACTTAACTGTTGGAGATTTATGGTACGACAGTTCATCTAACAAAGTTATGATGGTATATGATGGCAGTTCTGGAGACGGATTTACTGCTACTACACCTAACTCATCTGACTTAGCGAATATTGCAATTGTAGCTGGACAAATAACTTTTACGGAAGACTTAGGTCTAATTACAAACGCTTTAACTACTCAAACAGGTAACACAACTTTAAACACAGTTGCCGGGATAGCTACTGAAGCAGCGACAGTTGCTGGTATAGCATCGGACGTGACTGCGGTTGCTGCTGACGCAACAGATATAGGAGCGGTAGCTGCTAAAGCAACTGAAATAGGAAGACTAGGTACTGCTGACGCAGTGGCTGATATGAATACCTTGGGTACTACAGCAACTGTATCTGACATGGATACACTCGCTGATATCTCAAGCGACATAACAACTGTAGCTGGTATTCATACTAATGTTTCTGCTGTATCTGCTAATCAGTCAAACATCAACGCAGTAAATGCTAACGCTACAAATATAAACGCAGTAAATGCTAACTCAAGCAATATAAATACGGTATCTGGAATAAACGCAGACGTAACTACAGTAGCTGGAATTTCTAGCAATGTAACTGCGGTTGCCGGAAACGCTTCTAATATTAATGCTGCTGTTTCTAACGCTACTGATATCTCAGCAGTTGCTGGAAATAACACAAACATTTCTGCTGTAGCTGGTAACTCAAGTAATATTAATAGTGCGGTATCTAACGCATCAAATATAAATAGTGCAGTATCTAACGCAAGTAATATAAACAGTGTAGCTTCTAATGAGACAAATATAAATACTGTAGCTGGTGTTTCTTCAAACGTAACAACAGTTGCTGGTTCAATAGCAAACGTCAACACTGCTGCAACTAACATTGCAAATATTAATACTACTGCAACCAATATTTCTGATGTAAATAACTTTGCGAATGTATATCGAATAGCAAGTTCTGATCCCGGAACTAATAACGATCAAGGGGATCTTTACTTCAATACTACATCTAATGAGTTAAGAGTTTATAACGGTTCATCTTGGCAAGGTGGTGTAACAGCTACTGGTAACTTGGCTGGATTAGGAGCTAACACATTTACTGGAGCACAAACGTTTATATCAGGTCAAACTTTTGACGGTAGAGACGTATCAGCAGATGGTGCAAAGCTTGATGCAATAACAACTTCTAGTGGTGTAATACTTAACGGAGTAACTGCAACAACACAAGCTCAATCTGACAACTCAACAAAAATTAGTACTACTGCATACGTTAGAACTGCTGTAGCTGATTTGGTCAATTCGTCACCATCGAGTTTGGATACATTAAAAGAACTTAGTGATGCACTTGGTGCGGACGCTAACTTTTCAACAACGGTTACAAATAGTCTTGCTACTAAATTAGCTACTAATGGCGATGGTTCTAATGTAACAAACTTAAACGCGAGTAATATTTCATCTGGAACCATTAGTGATGCAAGATTACCAAGCAGTATCTCTTCTGATATTACTGGAAACGCTGCAAGTGCTGACACTGTTGATGTTGCTGGGGAAGGTAATGTAAGTGGAACTAGATATTTGGTATTTACAGATAATAATGGGTCAGGTAGAACATTAGGACTTGATGGTAGTTTGTCCTACGAAGCAAATACAAACGTTTTAACAGCAGGCACATTTAGTGGATCTCATTCTGGCAATGGTGCATCTCTTACAAGTTTAAACGCAAGTAATATCTCATCTGGAACTATAAGTTCATCTAGGATTCCAACCCTTAACCAAAACACAACTGGTTCATCTGGATCTTGTACAGGTACAGCAGCAAACGCATCACTTTTAGACAATATTGATTCAAGTCAGTTTTTAAGATCAGACCAAGATGATAGTCATTCAGGTTCTTTAACAACATCAACACTATTAGCAGGCGGAGCATTAAACACTGGCTCTAGTGCTAAATTGCAAGTAAATGGATTTCAGAGAACAGGACCGATAGGAGTTCATAGAGGTGGTACTGGTAGTGCTCCGAGTGCAACTAATGAATGGTTAACTAATTACGCTGGTACTT